CTCCGCGGGAACCCTGGGAAACGCGGGATCAACCATGCCGAACCGCAGTCCGGACCGTTGTCACCGGATTGTCCGGACGAATTGACGAACCCGCTCGCGCGCAAGGAATGGGACCGCGTGGCGCCCGCGTTGATTGCGTCGGGCGCGGTCACCGTGGCGGACCGGTCGACCCTGATTGCCTATTGCCAGAAATGGGCGGAATGGTTAGACGCTTCCAAAAAGACAACGACGCGCGACAAGGCGTTGACGCTCATGTTCCGATTCGCGCAGGACCTGGGCATGACGCCGTCGTCCCGGTCGCGCGTTCATGCGGTTCCAACGGCAACGGGAAAGGGTCAATCATGGGCGGACGTTCTCAAGTAACCGAAATCCAACCCGATCTACCCTGGACGCCCGACGACCGCGCGTCGTTGGAGCGTATCCGTTCGGTACCCCTTGCGCGGGCGCCGCGACCGCAACCCGCGCCAGCGGACGCGAGTCCGGCGCCGCCTGTTCAGACCATCCATTCCGTCTTGCGGTACCCGGACGTGATTGTCGCGGTCCCGCGCGTCGTTGCGTCCGCGTATGGGCGGCGACCCTGGGCGGACGTTGTCGCCGCGGCAACCGCCGGGACGGACGGACTCGCGTTCGTCGACCGCCCGCGTTGGTGGCGCGGGTTAGCTTGCGAACCGCCGCCGGACCCGCGTGACGTCGCGTTTCTCGCGGAGGGCGAGGACGATTGGCGCGGGCGGACGGTCCTCTATCAACAGAACTGGTGACCGTGACGCGTCCGGAGGTCATTGGCTGGATCGCCATTGGATTGCAAGTCCTCGCGTTGACGTTGATCGGCGTCGGACTGTGGACGCAGTATGGCTGTTAAGACCTCCGCGCAAGCGAAACGCGCGATCAACATCATCAACCGGTTGACGCATACCAAAGGTCCGTTTGCCGGTCAACCGTTCAAGCTCCGACCGTGGCAAGCGCGGATTGTCCGGCAATTGTTCGCGACGCGCGCGGACGGGTTGCGGCAGTACCGGACCGCGTTGCTGATGTTGCCGCGCAAAAACGGCAAGTCCGAATTGGCGGGCGCCCTCGCGATTTACTTTCTCCTGTTCGACGGCGAGATTGGCGGCGAGGTCTATTCGGCGGCGGCGGACCGGGAACAGGCGGCGCTCGTCTTCAACGCGGCGGCGACGATGATTCGCAACGCGCCCGAACTCCTCAACGTCGTCGACATTATCGACTCGCAGAAACGGATCGTCCATCGGCAGTCCGGATCGTTCTATCGCGCGATTTCCGCCGAGGCGTACAGCAAACATGGGTTCAACGCGAGCGTCGTCATTTACGACGAATTGCATGCGGCGCCGAACCGGGAACTCTGGGACGTCCTCGCGACGTCGCAGGGCGCGCGGTTGCAACCGTTGATGATGGCGATTACGACCGCGGGGTACGACCGCCATTCGATCCTCTGGGAGCTGTACGCCCATGCGCGCAAGGTACTGGAGAACCCCGACCTCGACCCGTCGTTTTTGCCGATCCTGTACGAGGCGCCCGTGGATGCGGACTGGACGGACGAATCGGTCTGGAAAGCGGCGAATCCGGCCCTGGGCGATTTTCGGTCCCTCGACGAAATGCGGACCATGGCGGCGCGGGCGCGCGAGATTCCCGCCCAGGAGAATACGTTTCGCCGCCTGTACTTGAACCAGTGGACCGAACAGGCGAATCGCTGGATCGCAATGCCCGCATGGGACGCATGCCGGGTACCCAGGGACCTCGACCGCTTGCGCGGGCGCCGTTGCTTCGTCGGCATGGACCTGTCGTCGACAAAAGACTTGACCGCGCTCGTCGCCGTCTTTCCAGACGACGAGGGATTTGACGTCCTCGCGCGTTGCTTTGTCCCGGCGGACGGCATGCGGACGCGCGGACTCCGGGACCGCGTTCCGTACGAGCAATGGGCGCGCGAGGGTCTGTTGACCGCGACGCCGGGACCGTCCGTCGAATACAAGGCGGTTCGCGCGACCCTGCATGAATGGGCGTCCCAGTATGACGTCCGGATGATTGCCTTTGACCAGTGGAACGCGATCAACCTCGTCGACCAATTGCAAAAGGAGGACGGGTTTACCTGCGTCCCGGTCCGGCAGACGTTCAGCGGATTGGCGGCGCCGACCAAATCCCTGGAAAAAGCGATCCTGACGCGGACGTTGCGGCATGACGGCGATCCGGTCCTCCGCTGGAACGTCAGCAACGTCGCCGTCGAGTCCGACCCCGCGGGCAATCTCAAACCGTCCAAAACCGCGTCGACGGACAAAATCGACGCGGTCGTCGCGTTGATCATGGCGGTCGATTTGTTGGACCGCAACGGGCGAACCCCAACCCCGACGTACGACATGGTCATCATCGGATGACGCCGGACGATCCGGACCGCCGCCGCCGCGGGCGTCCGTCCATTGGCGGGACCGACGACCCGTCCGTCCATGTGGGTGTCCGGTTGGGGAAAGCGTATTACGACGTTCTCTGTCGACAGGCCAAACGCGAGGGCGTCTCTGTACCTGAGCTTATCCGCCGCGGTCTGAATAAAAATCCCAAAAATCGACAATCGTAGAAACCCGTGCGATGGTTGCGGTCCCAACGATATGGACCGCGCATACGCCCTCCTCGACGTCAAATCGGTCGCGACCGACCGTCGCACGTTTGCGGGTATGGCGTCGACGCCGGAGCTTGACCGGCAAGGCGACCTCGTCGACCCCGCGGGCGTCACGTTCCGCAATCCCCTGCCGTTGCTGTTCCACCATGACCGCAAGCAACCGGTCGGGACGGTGACGTTGACCAAACTCGCGTCCGGGATTGCGTTTGAGGCGTCGCTCCCGACCATTGACGATCCGGGCGTCCTCAAGGACCGCGTCGACGAGGCGTGGCAATCCATCAAGGCGGGACTGTTGACCGGCGTCTCCATCGGGTTTCGCATCCTGGAGGACGGCGTCGAGTACCTCAAAAGCGGCGGCCGGCGTCTCCGCGCGACGGAAATTTGCGAACTCAGTCTGGTCACGATTCCCGCGAACGCCAACGCGACCATCCTCACGGTTAAGTCATTGGCGGCGCCGCCGCCGCGAAAGGAACGTCCCGCCATGGCCACGACAACGACGACGGAACATGTCACTAACCTAGAAAACAAACGCGCCGCGCTCCTGGGACGGATGACGGACATCATGGACACCGCCGCCGCGGACGCGTCGACGCTCGACGACGCCGCCGCGACCGAACATGACGACCTCGCGGTCCAGGTCAAGTCCATCGACGCGGACCTCGTTCGCTGGCGGGAACTCGACAAGATGCAGGCGGCGGCGGCGAAACCCGTTCCGCCCGCGCCCGGAGGTCTCGTCGTCCCGCCGCGTCCCGTGATTTCGGTCCGGGCGAACGTCGAACCCGGAACCGGTTTTATCCGGTACTGTCAGGCCCTCGCGGTCGCCAACGGGTCGCCCATGCAAGCGTTGGAGTACGCCAAACGCTGGCACGATTCGACGCCGGAGGTCGAACTGGTCCTCAAGGCGGCGGTCGCTGCCGGGACAACGACGGACGCGACCTGGGCGGGACCGCTGGCGCCCATCAAACCGTTGACGGACGAATTTATCGCCTTTCTGCGACCCGCGACGATCCTGGGCAAAATTCCGGACTTTATGAAAGTCCCGTTCAATGTCTCCGTTGGCGCGCAGACGGGCGGCGGAACGTACGCGTGGGTCGGACAGGGCGCGCCCAAACCGGTCGGCAAACTCGCGTTTACGACCGTGACCCTGGGCATTACCAAATGCGCGGGCATCATCGTCATTACCGAGGAACTCGCGCGCAATTCGACGCCGGACGCGGAAGCGGTCATCCGGCGCGACATGATCAACGGAATCGCGCAGTTTCTCGACAGTGAATTTATCGACCCGACGAAGGCGGCGGTCGCGGGCGTCTCGCCCGGATCGGTGACCAACGGCGTGACCCCGATCACGACCGCGGGTACCTCGCCCGCCAACGCGCGGACGGACATTCAGGCCCTCGCGAACGCCATGGCTGCCGCGAACATTTCGTCCGCGGGCGCGATCCTCGTGATGTCCGAGACCAACGCCAGCGCGTTGACCAACGCCCTCAACCCGTTGGGACAGCAACTGTTTCCGGGCATGGCGCAGTCCGGCGGGACGATCATGGGGTACCGCGCGATTACGTCCCAGATTGCCGGGACGACGGTCGCCATGATGAAACCGGATCAGATTCTGTACGCCGACGACGGCGGCGTGACGATTGACGTTTCGCGCGAGGCGTCGTTGCAGATGGACTCCGCGCCCATGGCGGTCCCGGACGCGACGGTCGTCCTGACGTCCCTCTGGCAGATGAACTACGTCGGTCTGAGGGCCGAGCGGTTCATCAATTGGAAAAAGGCGCGAACGGGCGTCGTCCAGTACACCGTCGCGACCTACACCGCGTAATGCCGACGATGACCGTGATTCGCGAGGGGTACTGGAACGGACGGTACCCCCGTCCCGGCGAGGCGATTGACGTCCCGGACGAATGGGTCGAGACGTTGGAAACCGCGCGATTCGCAACGAGGGAACAACCATGGCCGGAGACTCGCTCGACGTTACCTCCCGCATCTGGCATACCGAAAACGGCGTCGCTCACCCTGAAGGGGAAACGTACGCCGTAACCGATCCGGTCCTCGCGGAGACGTTGCGCGCCATCGGGTTTGTCTCCCTGGTCGGCTGGACGCCGGACCCGCCGCCGATTGAGGGTCGCAAAACCGAGGGTCGCGAGACGGAGAGGCGCTAACCGGCATGGGGGTCTTCTCGACGCTCCGGACCCGGATCGGGTCGGCGTTTGCGGCGCCCGTCCGCGCCGCCGGACAGGGCGCATGGGTACCGGTTGTCCGCGAGACGTATCCGGGCGCATGGCAGGAAAACGCGGACCCCATTGCGCTCGATACCGCGTTGTCCAATCCGACCGTCTTTCGGTGTGTCTCGTTGATCGCGGGCGACATTGGCAAAACCCCCTTGCGTCTGGTCGCCCTCGACGACGACGGGATTTGGACGGAGACGTCCTCTCCCGCCTTTTCGCCCGTCCTCCGGAAACCGAACCGGTACCAGAACATCGGGCAGTTTCTGGAATCGTGGATGTTAAGCAAATTGCTCTGGGGCAATGCCTACATCCTCAAGGACCGGGACGCGCGCGGCGTCGTCGTCGCGTTGTACGTCCTCGACCCGACCGGCGTCCAACCGCTCGTCGCACCGGACGGCGCGGTCTGGTACCAGTTGAACCGGTCCGACCTCGCGGGTCTCGCGGAGGGCGAGCTGGCCGCGCCCGCGCGCGACATCATCCATGACCGCTGGAATTGCGCGTTCCATCCCTTGGTCGGGTTGTCGCCGCTCTACGCATGCGGCGGCGCCGCGTACGAGGCGAACCAGATTCAACGCTCGTCGTCGGATTTTTTCAGCAAAGGCGGACGCCCGTCCGGACTCCTGGTCGCGCCAACCGAAATCGACGACCTCGCCGCGCAACGGTTGTCGACGAAATGGCATGGACTGGGTCCGGGCAAAACCGCCGTCGTCGGGAACGGGATGAAATACCAGGACATTGGGACGTCTGCGGTGGACAGCCAATTGACGGAGCAACAGGGCGCGACGGTCGCAACGATTGCCGGATGCTTTGGCGTCCCGCTCGTCTACGTCGATTCGTCGAAGCAACCGCCCTACGCCAATTCGGAAGCGACGCAATTGCAGTATCACGCGGAATGTCTCCAGGTCCATATGGTCGGCATTGAACGCGCCCTCGACGAGGGATTGGAACTCCCGACGCCGTACGGGACGGAATTTGACGTGGACTTTTTGCTCTGGATGGATACCGCGACGAAAACCGCCGCCGCCAAGGACGGCATTGCGTCCGGGGGTCTCACGATCAACGAGGCGCGGAAAAAGTACTACGGACTGGGACCGGTTCCCGGCGGCGAGTCCTGTTACCTGCAACAACAGATGTTCTCGCTCGACGCGTTGGCCGAACGGGACGCCGCGTCGCCGTTCAGTAAGCCGACGCCCGCGCCCGCGGCGCCAACCTTGCCGCCGGTCAATCCCTCCGAGGAGGACGTTGCCGCGACGGTCGGCGCGTTGTCGGAGTCCTGATATGGCGTTGGAGTACTCGCATGACGCCGTCCGCGCCGTCGTCCCGCCGCTCGTCACGTTGGCGGACGCGAAGGTCCATCTCCGCGTGACCGATTCCGCGCATGACGCGGACGTGAGCGACAAGCTCGCGGTCGCGCAAGCCTGGGTCCTCGCGTACATGGGTCCCGCGGGCGATACGACCTGGACGTCGACGACGGCGCCCACACCGGTCATCCATGCGATCAAGATTGTTTTGACGCTCCTGTACGAACACCGCGGCGACGACATGGACTCCGGAACGTCCTCCGCGGAGGCGACCTGGGGTCATATCCGGACCCTCCTGTCCGGATTCCGCGATCCGACGTTGGCGTAATCATGCCCGCGGTTGGTACCTACCGTCATCGGGTCACGTTGACCAATCCCGGATCGCCGGTCCCGGACCCGGACGGCGGGTGGTCGGAGACCCCGGTACCCCTGGTCCCGCCGTCCTGGGATTGCTCCATCGAACAGGCATCCGCGCGAACCCTGGAATCCATCGGCGCGGGGTCGGTCCTCGCGCAAGCGACGCATCTGGTCCGCGGGCGCTTCCATCCAGGGATTACGACGCAGACGCGCGGCACGTTCGGCGCGCGGACGTTGTCGGTCCTGTTTGTGGCGAATCGCGACGAACGGAACATCGAGACCGATTTAGTGTGCGCGGAGGTCGTTACGTGAAACAGCGTAACGACCTCGAGGTCGACGCCGGCGAAAATCGTTGGGGTTCAAAGTAAATGGGTCTCCGATGGACGGGACTGGACGAATACCGGGACGCCCTCGCGGCATGGCCGGGACTCGCGGCGGCGGACGCGGCGAATCAGGTCGAACGCGCGGCGGAATCCGCATACGAAACGATCCGATCGCGGTACACGGTCGTCACGGGACATTTGCGCGACAGTCTCCAACGCGCGGACGTCACCAAAGACGCCATGAAACCTAGTTGGCGCGTCTGGAATGACGCGATCTATGCGCGCGTCTGGGAGTCCGGCGGCATGACGACCGCGGGTCCCTCGACGCCCGGAAAGAATTTCATTCCGAACATGCAGCGCCAACGCACGGACCTCCGCGGCGACTTGATCGAAATCGTGAAGACGGGCGCCGAACGCGTCACGGTCAACGAATGACGCATCCGGACTCCGGCAAGATTTCGTCCGCGCTCGTCGCCGCCTTGCAAGCGGACGCGACCCTCGCGGGACTGATGCCCGACGGGGTCTGGTACGGCGTCGCGGCGCCAGGACTCCAACGGTTCGTCCTGGTCACGTTGATGATCGGAACGGACTCCGGCGTATTCGGGACGCGCGCGATTGAAGAACGGTTGTATGTGGTCAAAGCGGTTGGGTTGTCGCGCGTCGTCAATATCGCGACCATGAAATCCGCCGCACACCGCATTGACGAATTGCTCGACCTGGAGACGTTGCCGATTGCGGACTTTAGTTGGATGGACTGCGTCCGCGAGGAACCCTTAGAGGACCCCGTACCCGATCCGCTCGACCCGTCGTTGGTCTGGCACCACTACGGCGGGCAGTACCGCATACAGGTTAGTTGGCCGGACCCCGTTCCGGCGGGAGAGGACGCACATGTCGATTAAATCCGGACGGTACGGCAAGGTGGCGTGGGACGCCGCGGGCGGGTCCGCGCTCGTCCAGATCATTTCGATCAATTCCTGGAAAGCCTCGTTTGCGACGGATTACGAGGACGTTAGTTGTTTTGGCGATACAAATCGGGTCTACGTTCCGGGCGGACTGATGGATATCGGCGGCGATTTCAGTGGATTTTGGAACTCCGCGGAACTCGCGTTGTTCAAAGCGGCGACCGCGGCAACCCCTGGAACGTTGCAGCTCATGCCGAATACGACGGAGTCCGCGTTTTTCTGGCAGGGTCCCGCGTACATGGATGCGGACATTGATTGTTCGTTGTCCGCGCCCAAAGTGACTGGGACCTTCAAAGCGTCGGGACCGTGGACCTCGCCCGGACAGGTCATGGCGACCGGCGCGGGACCGGGTACCGGCAACGGGACGTTTACGCCCGCGAACGCGACGCCGCCGACGAATTTTGCCGCGTTGACCGGCGTGACCGCGAACCCCGCGACCAATTGGACGTCGGGTCAATTTATCCAACTGGCGGACGGGACCCGCGCCAACTGGAACGGGACCGCATGGGTCGCGGGCGTCCACGCGTAAGCGATGCTGTTCGACGAGGTCGCGTTGCGCGGGTTGGAGGGTACCGTCGTCTGGGGGTACCACACGGCGGCGGTTTGCCGGACCTGGGTCGCGCGACGGATCGTCGGCGGGCAGTGGACCTTGACCGCGTCCGTCGTTCGGGCGGACGCGTTCCAATTGCGGCAACGGGATTTGAAATTTACCGCGCCGCGGGTCGGCGGGTTTTTCTGTTGGCCGATTGTCGCGGTCTCCCAGACCGGGACGACCTTGGCGGCGACGTTAGGACCGCCGGAAAGTTAAGCCATGCCGCGTTCGCGTTTTGTGCAACCGCAAACGACGATCCTCACGTTGGGCAACGGCGATACCCTCGTCGTCCGGCGGCGTCTCAACGTCGGCGAACAACGCGCGTCGTACCGTCTCTGTTCGGACGTCGTCGAACAACCGGACGGGACGGTCAAGCTCGTTCCCAATCCGTTGATGATCGGCATGGCGAAGGTCGCTGCGTACCTCGTCGACTGGAACTTGGCGGGCGACGACGAACCGATTCGCGGTCTCGACCTCGCGCAACGGATCGCGGTCCTCGACAACATGGACCCCGCGTCGTTTGACGAACTCAAGACGGCGGTCGACGCCCATGAGTCCGCCGCGGTCGCGGACCGTCTCGCGGAAAAAAAAATCCTGACTGGCTCGACCAACGCCGATCCGACCTTGGACTCGCCGTCCGTTGCGGTTGGCGCGTCGACTGGGTCCGCGAGCTAGACCCGGATGATTACGCCCTCCTGGTTGAATTGGTCACGCCGCGCGAGTAACCCATGCCGATAACCGGCCATTTCGAGGCGGACTTTTCCCAATTCAACGAGGGCGTCAAGGACGCGACGGAGACCCTCAAGGACTTTCAGAAAGATTCGACCAACGCGGGCAAGGAAATCGACAAACTGGGGAAAGAGGCGCCCGCCGCGATCAACAAGATTACGACGGAGACGAAGGGCGCCAGTACCTCGTTGATCGACATGTCCGGCGTCGCGAAACAATTGGCGGGCGTCATGGCGGGCGCGTTCAGCGTCAATGCCATTCTGAATTTCGCGCAATCGGTCCTCGATACCGCGGACGCCATTGGGAAACTGTCCGCGCAAACGGGCATGACCTACGACGAGGTCCAGCGTCTCCAGTACATCAGCGGACAGACCGGATCGGGCATGGGCGCGTTGACGAGCGCCGCGCAGCAATTACGCATCGACCTGGGCGACGACAACAAGGGCGTCGTGGCCGCGTTGAAGCATCTGAACATCAACCTGGAGGACTTCAAGGACCTGGGCGCCTATTCCCAGATGACCCAATTGTCGACGGCGATTGCCGGTCTCAAAAATCCGTACGATCAGGCGACGACCGCGGAAGCGTTGTTCCACAAACAGTGGAAAGAAATTTTCCCGGCCATGAAAACGGACATGGGCGAACTGGGAAAACAGGCATGGGTCATGGGCGACGACATGGTCAACAACATGCGTCGGACCAAGGACGAATGGGCGGCGACCAAACAGGCGTTGACGTTTGTCGGCGGCGAGATTATCGCCGTCATGCATGCCGTCGCGGAGGAGGTCAAGAAAGGGACCGCGGGTCCCGGCGGACTGGGCGGAACCTTTGACGCGTACGTCGTCGCGATTAGCAAATCCATTGCGGACCTCAAAGCCAAACTGGGCGGCGGCGAGTCCGGATTGGGCGGCGCCATTGCGGCGATTCCGCCGTTGCTCAAACCGGTGGAAACCGGATTCAAGGCGATTGCGTTGTCGGCGGCGGACGCCAAGGTACAGGAGGACTCCTGGACGGCGTCGATCAAGGAACGGATCGCCCAGGAGAAAACGGAGCAAGACTTTCTCGCCGCGCAAAAGGTCCATTACGAGGCGGTCGCGTCCCTCCAGGATCAGATTTTCGGGAAACCCGCATTAGACAAAGCGGTCGTCTGGTCGGACGCCATGGTGGGACTCAGCGACGACGTCGGCAAGCTCTCCGCGGAGATGCGGGTCGACCTGCAAAACGCGCTCGTCGCCGCCCAGGGCGAAATGCAGAAACTCGGACTCCTGAACTCGGACCTCTCCGTCCGGTACTCCACGCTGATTTCCGCGGTCGATACGTTCAACGGGTCCATGACACGGACCGCGGAGGTCGTTGTCCCGGCGGCGACGGGCGCGGTCACGGACTTCACGCAAGCGTTGTACGACGAGGCGGTCGCGCAGGACGCGGTTGCGGCGGCGGCGGCGCGGGCCAACGCCGCGCGGGCGGGCGACATGGCGGCGGCGACCGGCGGCGGCGGCGGGTCGGGCAAGATTGGGTATCTCCCGCCGCGCGGGTCTGAAGGGTACGTCGCCATGTCCGGCGGGTCGACGTCCGGGTCCGGCGCGGGGTCGAGCTATTACACGCCGCCGCGACGCGCCGCGGGCGGACCGGTCGCCGCGGGTCAACCGTACGTCGTCGGCGAGAAAGGTCCGGAACTGTTCGTCCCGGGCGCGTCCGGCGCGATTGCTCCGGGCGGCGGCGCGGTCGTCTATAACACGTTCAATCTCGTCGATACCGAATCCAACCTCGCGCGGCGCGTGAGCGATACGATCCTCCGGACGATTACGTCCGCGCGACGGATGTAATGGCGGCGACGTCGAACAACGCGATTCTCAACGTCGGGCGTCTCAACGCGTTCCGGTTGAATTACGTTCAACCCGCGCTCAAGGTCGTCCGCGACAAGGCGATCACGATTACCCTCGACGGGGTACCCCTCAAGGTCCGGTACCGGTCGGTCGTCATCAAGGACGTCATCAACGACGCGCCCAATACCTGTACGTTGCTCGTCGACGACGCGACGCCGCCGGTTGTCGGCAAGCGGTTGCGGATCGTCCTGGGCGTCGACCCCAAGGTCCTCTTATTCGTCGGACCGTTGCAGTCCGCGCGCGAAACCTAC